GTTCGCCTCGTTCCGCTGGACGTAGAGGTCGTAGAAGCTGGCTCCCTCGGGCAGGATGAAGCGCTCGCGCTCGAGGCGGCGGCGAATGCGGGCCACGTCGTCGCCATACTGCTTGCGGTAGGTCTCGAGATGGTCGTTCCAGAGGTCGGAAATGTACTTCAGGAATAACATCACGAGGATGTAGTCCTTGTACTGAGCGGGATCGACTGCGCCCCGGAAGGTGTCGCAAGCAGCCCAGGCGGCATTGTTGACCTGGTCTTGTGTAATCTGGTTGGTCATCAGGCAATTTCCTTTTGGTCGGCGGCCTTTGCGGCCTCGCCGAGAATGGCGCTTACGAGTTCTTCTCGGCGAGCTGCGAGTTGACGGAGAAGTCGCCCCTCCTGCCGGGCGAGGGCATCGAGTTCGACGATACGTTTCTGCGTGGGTAGGTCAGGCACGGCGATCTCGAGGTTCTCGAGGACCGCCATGGGAATCATCCTGAGGCTTGTGCCCTGCGCTTCAGCGCCGAGCCTGCGCTGCGCGTCGGGCTGGTTAATGGCCCATGCCACGTATTCGGGGAGAACGCGGTCCCTGTCGGGGCGAACGATCACCAACGGGACAATGACCACGACGGGCTCCGGCAGCGGATCGCGAATGGCCGCTGCAGCGTTCGGTTCGCCACGCGAGCGAAAGACGACCTCGCCGCCGCGGACGAGGTATCGGTCGGACAGCTTGCCCAAGTCGTACCTCTGGAGGTCTGGTCCTGGTGCTTCGCCGTTCGTTCCGACGTCACGCAGCTGAAGCGCCGGCAAGCCACCCTCCGACAGCGGATCGAGCCTGCCGCGCGCCGTGTAGCCGGAGTGAATGTCAGAGAGCTCCGCGAGCCGCATGAAAGAATCCTCTGTAAGGCGAGCTACAGAGATCTAGGCGGGCCCGCCTCTCAAGTCAATCCTCCAGGTTGCAGTTTTCATCCTACAGAGAAAAATGCTTTGCCTGATGCTGCCATGTGAGCGGGAACGGCTCCAGCACCTGCGCGAGCGTCACCTCCGGCCCCTGCTTCCCGTCCAAGATGCCCTCGATGATGTCAGGCGCGAGCAGCGTGAGCCGCAGGACGCGGGTCATGTAGGAGGGCGCGATGCCCTCCCGTTCGGCCAGTTCGGCGATAGTGGCGTATTCGCCCGACTCGAGCATCCGCTTCCATCGGAACGCACGGGCCAGCGCCTTGACCAGCGTGTTGTCAGTCCGCTGCGATTGCGTGGCGCCCTCGGGCAACTGCATCTCCTTCTTCCCGCCACGCTTCACGATCCGGAACGGGACGTGGAGCGTCACGGTGTCGGGGATGGGTGCGCCGCGTGTCATGCTGCGGCCTCGATGCCGCCGGTCAGCATCTCGCGCGCGAGGCTGCCGAGCCCGTCGACGCGGAGCCGGACGTTCAGCCCGTCCGTGCCTATCTCCACCCGTTCAACCAGCAGCGCCACGATGCGGGCCTGCTCTGCGGGGAAGAGTTCGTCCCACAGCGGGTCTAGCTGCTGCAGGGCCGCGCGGGCGTCGGCCTCGGTAATGTCATCGGCGTGGGAGCGCGCGGCCTTCCATGTCCCCGCCACGATCTCGGGCTGGCGGAACACGGTGCGAAGCTGGTCGATGACGGCAGCCTCAATCTCGCCTGCGGGCACGCGGCCCACCGGGCATGATCCGGCACCGTGTTTCAGTACTGTCTGGCTGACATAGTAGCGATACAGCCGGTCGCCCTTGCGGGTGTGCGTCGGCGAGAACGCCGCGCCGTCGGGCCCGAACAGGAGCCCCTTCAGCAGTGCCGGCGTCTCGGCGCGTGTTCGCATCGCCCGCTTGCGTGGGCTCTCCTGCAGGATCGCGTGAACGCGGTCCCACGTCTCGCGGTCGATGATCGCGTCATGCTCGCCGGGATAGCTCTCGCCTTTGTGCACCGCTTCGCCGATGTAGGCGCGGTTGTTCAGCATCCGGTAGAGGTATTTCTTTTCGATCCGGTTGCCCCGTGGCGTGCGGATACCGCGCTTCACGACCTCCCGCGCCAGTTCCGTCCCCGAGCCAATCTCGAGGAATCGACCGAAGATCCAGCGTACGTGCTCGGCGTGCTCCTCGTCGACGACCAGCTTCCGGTTCTCGACGCGGTAGCCGTAGGGCGGCACCCCGCCCATCCACATCCCCTTCTTCCGGCTGGCAGCGACCTTGTCGCGGATGCGCTCGGCCGTCACCTCCCGCTCGAACTGGGCGAAGGACAGCAGGATGTTCAGCGTCAGCCGCCCCATCGACGTGGTGGTGTTGAAGCTTTGCGTCACCGAGACGAACGTCACGCCGTTCCGGTCGAACACCTCGACCAGCTTGGCGAAATCCGCCAGCGAGCGGCTGAGACGGTCGATCTTGTAGACCACCACCACGTCGACCAGCCCGTCCTCGATGTCCTCCAGCAGCCGCTGCAGGCCGGACCGCTCCAGCGTGCCGCCGGAGATGCCGCCATCATCATACTGATCGCGGACCAACACCCAGCCCTCGGAGCGCTGGCTGGCGATGAACGCCTCGCAGGCCTCGCGTTGGGCGTGGAGGCTGTTGAACTCCTGCTCCAGCCCTTCCTCCGACGACTTGCGCGTGTAGATCGCGCAGCGCTGCTTCCGGATCATTCCTGATTTCGCCGGCGCCTTCGTCACGTCCGCCCCCGCCGGTTCTTCAGCCCGAAGAACACCCACCCGTTCCAGCGTGTGCCGGTGATGGCGCGGGCGATGGCCGAGAGCGACTTGTAGGGCCGACCCTGCCATTCGAAGCCGTTCGTGGTGACGGTGACGACGTGTTCGACGCCCTGCCACTCGCGGATCAGCCGCGTGCCGGCGATGGGCATGGTGTTGGCGCGGACGCGGCTCTTCTTGCGATCGCCGCCATCGAGTTCCTCGCCCAGCCGTTCCAGCCGCCGGACCGTCTCGGGCTTCAGCCCGCCATAGGCGAGTTCCTGGATGCGATAGGCTAGCCGGCTTTCGAGATAGCGGCGGTTGAATGGCGGCGGCTCGCTGTCGAACAGGTCGCGCCACTGCGCCTTCAGGTCCGGCGTCGTCGCCGTCTTCAGCGCGGCCAGGCGCGTGGGGATGGGATCGTGGGTCGTCATGCGGGTCTCCGGTGAGTTGGAGTTGCATGACGGCATTGGTCGGCCAGAGAGTGTAGGCGAATTTCTCCAGTATCGTCAGAAGCTTCGCCGCGCTCGCGCTGCCGAAGCCGGACCAGCCCGAGCGCCAGCAGGCCGCAGAGTTCGGCGCGTCGCTCGGCGGGCGTCATCTGGTCGGGAGGCAGGGGATTGGGGCGTTTCATTAGGGCCAGGTCCGTGAGGTCTCGCCCTTCTCCTACTCATCGCATTCCCGAACCGTCCCACGGAGTCCGGAAAGGCGCGGGTGGAGCCGCCTCGGACTCGACTCCCGGTTGTCTGTTCGGGTAGAACATAATCAGAACATGTCCGACATTAGCGAGGTGAAAAAATGGGTTCAGACCTCAAGAAATTCGTCAATCCAAAATTCCTGAAGACCATCGAACTTGGCCTCATCGAGGAACTCTTCGCACGGCACTTCGAGCCGAAGGACGTGCCCATCGATTTCGATGACGACGATTCAGCGGTCCGATCTGCGCTCGCGCAGCATTTCGAGGCGGCCGTCACTGCTTGGAACGAGGGCATGGTGGCCGATCTCCACCGGGTGGCAGACCTTGGTAGCAACGAGGGTATGCAGATCATCCTGAACGAGGCGCGGCGGCAGGGCGTTGTGCTCTATCCCGACCCCGAGCCGGACGAGAAGGAGTCTGCGCCAGCCAGACACGACCCGAAGCATGTCGCGCTTCACACCTACCTGCATCACAAGAGCGTCTTCGAGGCGGCGGCCGACTTCCATGCCCTGCGGACCCCGACAGCGCTGGCCGAGTTCCGAGGGCCGGAGCGCGACGTCAGCGCCGACTTGACGCCGGAGATCATCGACGCCTTCAAGGCCGCGGCGGTGAAGCTCTTCGCTCGCGATCTTCAAGGTGAGTATTGCCGCCTCGGTCCTTATGAGGAGGACGGCGAGATCAACCTCGTCGTCAGCCACGGAGCCCCGGTCGCGACGACACCCGTCGTGGACGGCGACCAGGAGAGGATCATTCCTCTGCGCGCCGTGAAATACGCCACGCTGCGCTACTCGCCGGTAGAGGCGCGGTTGTTCATCGGCGGGGTCGTGAAGGCCCAGCAGGCGGATCTCGCCGAGATCTTCGCCAAGCACGTCCTTGGCCGTCCCGGTTTCTTCTCGGGCAAGGATGCCCGCGACCTCTATACCCTCGATCCGATCAGCGAGGCTGGCCCCGACTTCGCTTTCGATCATCGCTACGACGACCGCATCCTCGACGTGCGGATCGTGGCCGCCGCGGCCGACCATTTCGAGTGGGACGAGGACGAGGCGAAATGGCGCTACGTCCGGACCTGGGAATCGAAGGATGCAACCGGCGCGCTCCGGCACTTCAAGGGCAGCGAGGTGCAGTTCGGCAAGGGCTGGCGGCTCGGCGAGATCTCGTTCCGCGTCTTCTTCAAGTCCGAGGGCAAGAGGCCTGCGCAGGTCACCGTGAAGCTGAAGCCGCCGGGCACGCTCGCTTTCCGCAGGACGCGGTTCGAGAAGGCGATCCACACGCTGATCGCGCGGCACGGGCTGGAGAAGGACCGCGATGCTGGCATGGTTGTGGACGCGGCTGAGTGACGGCGGCCCGGAGGTCTCGATCTCGGGCCGGGCGCTGCGCCGGTTTCCCGAGCGCGAGGTCGAACGCCTGCTGCGGGCGCGTGTGCTGATCGAACATCCGAAGGCGGAGAGCTGGTCGGTCTGCGCGCATTGTGATTGCGGCCTCGATGTTCGCCCAATCCGGCAGATCGGCGACGAACTACGCGCATGCTGTCCGCACGATGCGGCAGAGGACGTTGTGCTCGATGATGGCGACCTGATGCGGTCCGGCGTCGATGCCAACCGGCTTGCAGGGCAGATCGGCGCGAGCGGAGGTCTCGCCGGCGCGGTCTCGGCGATCGTGGACGGAGTCTGGGCGATCGGCTCCGGGCCTGCCGGTCGAGTGCTCATGCTGTGCGACGTCGCGGACCGGTTGGAGGCGCCGGGCGCAATCCTCGCGCTGAAATCCGCGGCGGCGCCGCGGCCGCTGACGGTCATCGCCAAGGAGCCGGAGCCGGCACTGGTGCTGCGGCTACGCGAGGCCGGGATCGAGGCCCGGGCGCTTGCCGACGTGATCAAGGCGGATCCGGAGGGCGTCGACCGCCTGATCCTCGACGACGGGCGCATACCGACCGGCGGTGTAAGGCTCGTCCTGCATCGCCAAGGGCAGTTCGCGGTGCTGGACGGTCGCCGCCTCGATCTTCCCCCGCAGATGTTCGCTCTCTTCAGAATGCTTGTCGAACGGTCGGTGCAGCGCGACCCCGTGCTCAAGGCGCAGGAGATCGAGGCGCAGTTTCAGCGAACACCGCGAGAGATCGTCCGGGACCTGCGCAGGGCCCTGGTCACCTGCGGGCTCACGGAAAAGGCGGTCGAAACGCTCGTGGAGACCGTCCGGTCGCACGGTTACCGCCTCGGCCTCGCGCCGCCTGATGTCGCCATAGAGAACTGAGTGCCGTCGGTCACACACCCGGCACACATCAAACACACGCCAATCACACCGGCGGCCCGGCGGAGGCCGGCAGTCTTGGAGCATCAGAAACGATGTTCCGAGGCTTTCACCGATGTATCCCCCGATTTCCCCCTCCGACCTTGCCACGCTGATCGACGAGACAGACGTCGCGGCGCGGCGTCTGCACCGCAAGCTGGCGCTCCCTGCCGCCGATCTCGACGATCTCCGCCAGGACCTCCTGATCGATCTGATCTGCCGGCTGCCGGGCTTCGACAAGCGCCGCGGCACCATCGGCGCCTTCGCCGGTCTCGTTCTCCGCAACCAGTGCTCGCGCATCGCGATCCGGCACCATCGCCGGCGCCGGGCGCAGGGCGGCACGGTGCTGTCGCTCGACGCGCCCGTCTCTGGCAGCGCCGAGCCGCTGGGCTGCCTGCTGGCGGAGACGGACGGGCTGGCCGCCTGGCACGGCCAGGATCGTTGCGCCGCGGTGGACGTCGAGACCCGCCACGATTTCGCCCGGGCGCTCGCCGATCTGCCGGAGGATGTCCGCGGGCTCTGTGCGGCACTCGGCACCTGCGCCGTCGCCGACCTGATTGGCCGCGACGGAATCTCCCGCTCCGCCCTCTACCGCCGCCTCGCACGCCTCCGGCTCGAGCTCGCCATGCGCGGGCTCGGGGGGCGGTGGGACGCCTCGCGAGCCGCGTGAGTAGAGGGAGGACATGGAGATGCTCGTCATGCCACCCACCGCTTTCACCACGGCGCGGCCCCGGCCGCTGACCGACATCGAGTTCTGCGCCTGGATCGGACAGGCGATGCCCGGCGACCGGCTGGAATACCACCGTGGATTCCTCGGGATCGACACGACAGCCGTGATCTCGACGCTGGCGGAACTGGACCGCCGCAGGCTGGCCGCGCTGGCGGGCGCCGCGCACCGGGCCTTCGAGGCGGGCCTCGTCCACCTCGTGCAGGTGCGGCTCGGTCCGGACCGCTTCGCTTATCTCGCCATCGCCCGGACCAGGCCGCGCCGCACGCCGGTGCCGCTCGCCCGCCTCATCGAAGACGCGGAGGCCGCCTGATGGCCGTTCCGTTTCCCTCCATCGGAGTTCCCGCCATGCCGCACCCAGACAATGCACCCCGTTTCGACGACCTAGAAGGGCTCGCCCTCGGCGACATCGCGGCGCTGCCGCCCGAGATGCTGCTGGATTTGCAGACCACGGCGCTCGCCGAGACCGCCCGCGTGAAGCGGCTGCGGGACCGGCTCGAGGCCGGGATCGCGCAGCGCTTCGAGGCCGCCGTCGCGGCCGAGCGGGCCGCGCAGGGCAAGACCAGCGGCACCGTTCGGGTCGAGGACGAGGGCGTCGTGATCATCGCGGACCTGCCGAAGAAGGTCTCCTGGGATCAGGACCGGCTTGCCGCCATGGCCGAGCGCATCCGCGCCGCCGGCGACGATCCGACCGAGTATCTCGAGATCGCCTACCGCGTGCCCGAGCGGCGCTTTGGCGCCTGGCCCGCGGCGATGCGCGAGGGCTTCGCGGACGCGCGCAGCGAGACCACCGGCAAACCCGTCTTCCGGCTCGAGGCTCGAGACCGGTGACGCGCGGCGGCGGGACGCCCGCGCGGCAACGCCGGGCAGGTTCCCCTTCGGCACCCGGTCACCCCCGCCGCCGCGCACCCTGTACGCAACTCCCGGAGAACCCCATGGCCTTCCGCATCATCACCGCCGACGAACGGCTCTCGACCGCCGAGAACAAGACGTCCCTCGCCATCTTCGGCCCGCCCGGCGTCGGCAAGACGACGCTCCTGAAATCACTGCCGGCCGAGGAGACCGTCTGCCTCGACCTCGAAGCCGGGATGAAGTCGGTGCAGGACTGGCGCGGCGCGTCGATCCCGGTGCGCAGCTTCACCGATTTCCGCGATCTGGCGGTGCTGATCGGCGGGCCGGATCCCGCGCAACATCCGCAGTCCTGGTACGGGACCGAACGCCATGCGTGGCTGCAGGCCCAGCACCGCGACAGCGGCATCGAAGCGTTCCTCGGTGCGCGCCGCATCGTGTTTGTCGACTCGATCACCGACTTGACGCGACAGGTCATGGCCTATGCCCGCCAGCAGCCCGAGGCGTTTTCGGACCGGACCGGCAAGCCGGATGTGCGCGGAGCCTATGGGCTGTTGGGGCGCGAGGTGATCCAGGCGCTGAAGCACCTGCAGCATGCGCGCGGCAAGACCGTGATTTTCGTCGGCGTATTGGAAAAGGTCACCGACGATTTCGGGACCGTCACCTGGCAGCCGCAGATGGAAGGCAGCAAGGCCGGACGGGAATTGCCCGGCATCGTGGACCAGGTCGTCTCGATGCAGCTGTTCGCCCGCGACGCCGAAGGCGGCTGGGTGCTGGACGAGACCGCCGCAGAACGCCGCCTCGTCTGCAAGTCGGGCAACCCCTGGGGCCTTCCCGCCAAGGATCGTTCCGGCCGCCTCGACCTGACCGAACCGCCCGACCTTGGCGCGCTGCTCGCCCGGATCGACGGCCACGCCACCGCCCATCCCGCCTTCTCCTCCTGATCCTGAAAGGAATCACGCCATGAGCTACGATCTGAACGACGCCCAGCCGCAGATGGCCCCCATCGGGGAACTGATCCCGGACGGCACCTTCGCCAAGGTGCGGCTGACCATTCGCCCCGGTGGCGTGAACGGCGCGACACCGGCGGATGCGGGGCTGCTGAAGGCATCGCAGTCCAGCGATGCGCGCATGCTCGATTGCGAATTCACCGTGGTCGATGGCCCCCATGCCCGGCGCAAGTTCTGGCAGAGTTTCACCGTGGCGGGCGGCAAGCTGGACGAGAAAGGGCAGTCCATCGGCTGGAAGATCTCGAAATCCACCTTTCGCGCCATCGTGGACAGCGCCCTTGGCCTTGATCCCAAGGACGAAAGCCCCGGCGCCAAGGCCAAGCGGGTTTTGCCAGGCCTGCGGCACCTCGAAGGCATCATCTTCGCCGCCCGCATCATGGTGGAGCCCGCCTCCAACCCGCAGTACCGCGACCAGAACCGCATCGCGAACGTCGTTCTGCCCGACGAGCCGCAACATGCGGCGATCATGCGCGGTGAAACCGTCGCGCCGGATCCGGTCAACGCCCCGCCGCGCAAGGCCGCGAGCGTCGCGGCGCCTGGCTGGCAAGCCCCGGCACCGGCATGGGGTGCGGCGCAACCGTCGCCCGCAGCGCCGAACTGGGGCGCGACACCGCAGCCCGCGGCGTCACCGGCGCCCGCCTGGGGCGCGCAGAACGCCCCGGCCGCTCCGCCCGCGCCGCAGGCCCCGGCACCCGCCGCGCCGGGCACCCCTGCCATGCCCGCCTGGCTCAATGGCTGAGGCGCGGCGAAAACGGCGGTCGGGTGGGTCGGCGCGATCCACCACCGCCGAGCCCGAAGGGGCTGGGCCGGGCGACCGGCCCATGACGCCCGACGAATGGCAGGCGCATGTGACGCGCGCCGCCGCGCTGGAGATCGGCAAATGGCTCGAGGCCCGAGGAAGACTGCACCAACCCATCGCAAGCCTTACCCTCGGCGACCTCGAGGCCATGGCGGTGAACGCCATCTCGCGCTGGATCGTGATGCAGTCGGAACGGCTTCACCGGCAGGACTGGCCAAGGGACGACCCGATCGCGGCGCTCTTGCTCGGGTGACGATCTGCTCCGTCTGCGCCCGGGAGGCCCGCGGCTTCGGCTACGTCCACCGGCTCCAGCACGACCGCTACCCCTATCACCGCTTCTGCTCGCTCCGCTGTCAGGACGTCGGCAGCGCAATCGCCCAAAGGAACAATGGCATGATCGACAAGACCGCCCGCGAGGCACAGGCGATCCGCGATGCCCGGGTGCTGTTCGCCGAAGCGCTGACCGACCTCGGCCTGATGGCGCCCTTCTTCAACCGCTCCGCCGCCGACATCGACCGTCTGATCGAAGCGGCCGTGACCGGCTACGTGGACAGCATGCTGGCGCAAGGTGCGCGCAAGGAACGGACCGGCACGGCCCATGACGATCCGATTCCGTTTTGAGAGGGCCGTCATGATCGATCTGAACAATGAGACCGCCCCCTGGACCGACCTTCTCGCGGCCGCGACGGCGAACGCCATCACCGACTTCGAGGTCGAGTTCTGCGAGAGCCTGCGCCAGAAGCTGGAGAAGTTTGGCGCGCGTGCCCGGCTGACCGAGGCCCAGCATCACAAGCTGACCTGCATCGCGCAGGCTGGCGGGTTCTGGGAGCGCGACCAATGATCGACCTGAACCATGGTTCCGGCTGTATCTACGGTCAGGATGCGCCGCGTCCGCCGATCGCCACAGCTGTCTCGTCCGCCATCGATGCCGCCCTGACGGCTCGCAATCGCGCCGAACGCCCCCGCACCTATGTCAGTTCCTCGGGGCTGGGGCGCGACTGCCTGCGCCAGATCCAGTATGACTTTCTCGCGGTGCCCAAGGACGAGGGCCAGGAGTTCGAGCCGCGCATCCTGCGGATCTTCGAGGCTGGCCACCGGGCCGAGGACATCGTCGCAGGCTGGTTCCGGATCGCCGGGTTCGACCTGCGCACCGAACGCCCCGATGGCCGCCAGTTCGGCTTCGAGGCCATGGCGGGTCGGTTCAAGGGCCATATCGACGGCTGCTTCGTCTCGGGCCCCATCGCGATGGACTATCCCGCCCTCTGGGAAAACAAGGCGCTCGGGGCCTCCAGCTGGAAGGATGTGGTCAAGCGCGGTGTGAGCATCGCGCGCCCCGTCTACGCCGCCCAGATCGCGCTCTATCAGGCCTACATGGACCTGCCCAACCCGGCGCTCTTCACCGCGCTGAACCGAGACACGATGGAATTGCACGCGGAACTCGTCCCCTTCGATGCCCGCCTTGCGCAGGAGATGTCGGATCGGGCCGTCACGGTTGTGCAGGCCTCGGCGGCGGGCGAATGGTTGCCCCGGATGGCCACCGAGCCCACGGCGGTCGTCTGTCGGGGCGGCATGGCTGGCGGCAAGTGGCACGCGCCCTGCGCATGGGCAGAGCGGTGCTGGAGGGGCGTCGGTGTCTGACTTCGTCCCCTCGGCCGCGCAGGCCGCCGCCATCGCAGAAGTCCGCGACTGGTTCGAGAACCGCACCGAGGATCAGCAGGTGTTCCGGCTCTTCGGCTATGCCGGGTCGGGCAAAAGCACGGTCCTGAAATTCGCCCTCGATGACCTCGGACTGTCGCCCCACCGCAGCGCCAAGGACGGCAGTTGCGTGCCGGGTGTCGTCACCGCGACCTTCACCGGCAAGGCCGCACTGGTCCTGAGCCGCAAGGGCACGCCCGCCCGCACCATCCACAGCCTGATCTATTCGGTGATCGAGTCGACCGAGGAGGAAATCGCCGCCGCTGCCGCCAAGGTTCAGGAGGCCGAGACCGCCGCACGCAGGCTGACCGGTTTCGACAGGACCGCGGCCGAGGCGGGGATCGAGGCGATGCGCCAGGCGCTGTCCTCGATGAAGCATCCCCGTTTCGCCCTGAACCCGCAAAGCGATGCCGCGGATGCGCGGCTGATCGTGCTGGACGAGGTGTCGATGGTGGGCGAGGAGATGGCCCGCGACCTGATGAGTTTCGGCAAGCCGATCCTCGTGCTGGGCGATCCCGGTCAGTTGCCGCCGATCAAGGGCGAAGGGGCCTTCACCCGGGACGCCCCCGACGTGATGCTGACCGAGATTCACCGTCAGGCGGCTGAGAGCGCGATCATCCGCCTCGCCACCATGGCGCGGATGGGGGAACCCATCGGGTTCGGGGTTTATGACGCCCATGTCGCCAAGCTGCGCAAGGGCGACATCACGCCGGATCAGGCGCTGCGCGGTGGGCAACTGATCTGCGGCTTGAACGCGACGCGCTTCCAGCTGAACAACGCGATGCGCGCGGCGGCCGGGCTCGGCGGGACATATCTTCCCACCGGCGGGGCGGAAAAGATCATCTGCCTGAAGAACGACAATTCGCTTGGCCTGATCAACGGCATGTTCCTGACCCTCGAGGATATCGTCGATGAGGGTAGCCTCTACTTTTCTGCCGTGGTGCATGACGAAGACGGACGACGTGTCACGCCGTTCGACAGCGACGGCCGTCCAGGCCGGTTGCGCATCTACAAGGGGCATTTCGAGGATCACGTCGCCTATGACGCCAAGCGCCATGACCGCGACTGGCGAGAAAAGCGTAAGCTGACCGAGGCGACCTTCGGCTGGGCGATCACCGCCCACAAGGCGCAAGGGTCACAATGGGAGAACGTGATCGTCTGGGACGACGGGCTCGGGCGCAGCGAGATCGACCGCCGCCGCTGGCTCTACACTGCCATCACCCGCGCCGAGCGCGGCCTCGTCCTCCTGGCGTGAGGGGGCGCGATGATCGATCTCAACGATGTCGCTATGCCGAAGGCACGCCACGATCTGGCTGCCGTGAAGGATCGGCTTGCCGCGACCGCAGGCGACTGGCTCCCCGGCATCTTTCCGGAGGCGCGGCTTGCGCGGGACCGTCGCTCCTTGCGCTGTGCCGACCTGTCCGGCCGCCCGCCGCGCAAGGAAGGGTCGTGCACCATCCACCTTGACGGGCCCTATGCGGGCTGGGGCTTCGACTATGCCACCGGCGAAAGCGCCGGGCCCATCGATCTGATCGCGCAGGCGACGGGGCTGAGCGACGGCGCGCTCTTCGACGAAGCGGCGCGGATTGCAGGGATGGAACGACCCACGCCCCGATCCACGCCACGCCCGAAGCCCGACCATTCAACAGAGATTGCCCGGCTGGTCGATGGCGCGCAGCCACTCTCCGGAACCGTGGGCGAGGCATACCTGCATGCGCGCGGCCTTACGGACCCGGGCTGCCAGGACCTTCTGTTCCACCCCGACCTGCCGGATTTTGACACGCGGCGTGGATGGCCGGGGCTGATCGCATTGCCTCGACTGGCGGACGGAACCCGTGCGCCGGGCATCCACAGGACCTTCCTTTTGGACGATGGCAGTGCCAAGGGCCCGGCTGGTAAGAAAATGCTGGGTTCGGTGGCCGATGCGGCCGTGCGCCTGTTCGCCATGCCTCAGGATGGCCATCTCGGCATTGCCGAAGGCATCGAGACCGCCCTGGCAGCGCATGCCCTGTTCGGGACCGCCGTCTGGGCGGCGCTGTCCGCGGATGGCCTCGCGCGCTTTCGCTGGCCCGAGGGCACGACACGGGTCACGATCTATGCCGATGCTGGCGATGCCGGTCGTCAGGCGGCTGCCACGCTCTCGGACCGGCTGAACCGGGCCGACATTCCGAACGAGATCGTGGTCCCGCTCCATGGCGACGACTTCAACGACGATCTCATGCGTAGCGCACGCGCTGAGGACTACGGCCCGCGTCAGGAGCTTCCGGCCGACGACCTGCCCGCCGCGATGGATCGCTTGCCATCTGCTGGCGACACCATCGCTGACCTGGTTGCCGCCGCAGATGCGCTGACCAACCCGCCCGATATCTCCGCCCTTGGCGAACTGCTCGGCCGCATTGCCCTTGCGCGGCTGGACCCGCTGCCCGCGCGCCAGATCCTTGCCCGCATCAAGACCACGACCGGCATCGCCATGTCGATCCTCGACAAGCAGCTGATCGAACTGGTGAAGCGCGTGAACGTCTCCGGCGATCCCCATGCGCGGATCGCCAAACCTGTCTGGTTCAACCGCCTGCGACAGGATCTGGTCGGAACGCCCGAGCGCAACGAGGCCAATGTCATCATCGCACTGACGTCCGACATCGCCTTCTCGGGCGTGCTGGCCTTCGACGACTTCTCCCAGGAGATCGTCGTGCGCCAACCGCTGCCGTGGAATACCGCGACCAGCCCTTTCCCTCGCCCCTGGGAGGATGCGGACGATGTCCGGACAGCGGAATGGCTGCAGCTGCGCGGGGTGAATGTCGCGCCGCTGGTGGTCGGGCGGGCCGTCGGCGCCGTCGCCCGCGAACACCGCATCCACCCCGTCCGCGACTGGCTGGAACACCTCCGCTGGGACGGCACGCCCCGGATCGAGACCTGGACCAGCACCTATCTCGGCGCTGCCCCGACCGCGTTCCACCATACCGTCGGCGCGCTCTGGCTCATCTCGGCCGTGGCGCGCATCTTCCGCCCCGGCGTGAAGGCCGATCACATGCTTATCCTCGAAGGGCCGCAAGGCGCGCGCAAATCGACAGCCATCAAGGTTCTGGCGGGCGAGGACTGGTTCACCGACGAACTGCCCGAGCTTGGGTCCAAGGATGCCGCCATCCACATGCAGGGCGTCTGGATCGTGGAAATCGCCGAACTCGACGCCATCGGTCGGGCCGAGGTCTCGCGCATCAAGGCATTCCTGACCCGCACCACCGACCGCTTCCGCCCGCCCTACGGCCGCTACACGGTCGAGGTCCCGCGCCAATGCGTCTTCGCGGGCACCGTTAACCCGGACACCTATCTGCGCGACGAGACCGGCAATCGCCGCTTCTGGCCGCTGCGCTGCGGGACCATCGACATCGCGGCGCTGGCCCGCGACCGGGACCAGCTCTGGGCCGAAGCCGTCCATCGCTTCCGCGAAGGCGCGATCTGGTGGATCGACGATCCGGCGATCCTTGCCGAAGCTGCTGCCGCGCAGGAAGCGCGCTATCAGGCGGATGCCTGGGATGCCCGTATCGACCGCTGGCTGACCCACGACACCCGCAGCGTCAATCGAGGTCACGCGGGCTATGAGGATTGGCAGGTTGAAGAGTTCGAACGTCCCGAGGCGATCCGCGACGTGTCTGTGGGCGAGATCCTTGAAGGTGCGCTCGGCATCGAGCCCGCGAAATGGACGAAGGGCGATCAGATGCGCGTGGGGGCCTGGCTGAAGTCGCGGGACTGGGAGAAATACCGGCGTCGGTCAGACAGCGCGCGTGAATGGCGCTATAGAAAACCGTCGACCGAATGACGAAACAAGAATGATGTAGGGCGGCCGGTTTCGGCCACCCACTTTTCTCGTGACATCGCGCCGAAGACCTCATCGATAGATGCGAAGGCTCTCGATCAGGCCAAGCGGATCGGTGCTGCGAGCAATCTCGATCGTCAGCCCGCTACGTCCCTTCATGACATCGCGTTTGACGTTCGCGATCTTGGATTCGGCATCCACGAAGTATTCCCGTGTCTGGAATTTCTTCTTTTCCTTGGAATGCCAAAGACAAGTCAGCTCATCCTCATCGACATACTTGGCCTGCTTGATGTCCTCGATGAAGGGCTCGTAGAACGCTTCAGGATGAGTATCGAAACCAATACGCTCGAGCCAGATCAGGATTGCGGCAAATGATGCCGGTCTCAGGCCCGTGAATCCGTAAACGGAGGTATCCCGTACTTTCGGGCGCCTGAACCGCGAGACCGCCGCGACCCCTGAGATCTTCAGCAGGTTCTCCGTTCCCATGTCGAAGACCATGCCACCGAGACTGGTATCGAGCGTGTCAAGCCATCCTTCGACCGAAACGGTTGCAATAACCTCGTCCTTCAGAAGTGCGCTGGTTTGGGCACGGGTCTTCGACGAGACTTGTGTGTCCCGCGCTCGCTCAAGCCCGTGCCAGAGTGCCTGAAGGACACGTTGCTCCACCTGGTTCTTCGGCGGGGCAGCCGACTTTGCGGCCTCTGCAGGTGTGCCAGACGGGATTGGCATCGCAGGAGCATTCCCATTGGGGTTGCCCGTGAGAGAAGTATCGCTGGTTGGCGCGCCGATCAGCGAGTTCAGCCGCCCCCAACTCTGTTCGCCATGGACGCGGGCGATCAGTTCGAGGGCTTGGCTGTGTCCGATCGTGAGATCGGGAGCGAGAGCCGACCTCAGGCGCTTCGCCTGGGCCTTGGCAATGTCGGAGGTGGCCGGAAGGCCGGTGAGTTGTTCATTCATGGCAAAACCTCTGCCTGAGGGTCGTCGAAGTCGAGGGCTCGGTCCATTGCCGCCACGAAGACCCCTGGGAAAGGTTGCCTTGTCGCGATCTTCGATGCGCATGTTCTTCATGGGGAAACCCGGACCGGAACGGCCATGCGCAGCACGCCGAGTAACATGGGCGTTGGCGATGCCGCACACAAGGGGGTGATCGTGCGGAGTTGTCGAAGAGCGTCGCAACAACCGCCCCAAGCGGCCGTGTTCACGTTTCGGGTTGGCCCTACCTCATTCCCTGACCCTACCTGACGGCTAGGTAGGGTCAGGGAAAACACAAAGATTTCAATCGTGTCCCTACTGGCCCTACTTGGTGCACCAACTTCCTTCCCCTTCCCATAGACATGTATGTCCCTAACCGGCTTCATCCCTCCTTATGCGTCGTAGGGAAAAAGGTTGGGACGAGTAGGACCGGTAGGGACAGCTTTGATTTCAAACGATGATTTGTGGCCCTACCTTGACCAGAAGTAGGACCAGGTTGGGTCGCCCGTCGGCAGAGCGCGTTTTCCTTGACCCGGCACACCTGACATGATTCCCTGCCCATGACCAAAGCCGAAGGCCCACGATCGAGGTGAGCCTTCATTATGACCCTGAACTCCGAAGTGCCGGACCCGCGCCTTGAACAAGGGCGCCTTCCCGTATCCTGCATCCTCGCTCTCGATCTCGGCACATCGACCGGATGGACGATCCGCGGTCATGACGCCCTGATCACCAGCGGCACCGTCTCGCTGCGTCCCGGCCGCTTCGACGGAGGTGGCATGAGATACCTGCGCTTTACCAACTGGCTGACCGAGATCGACCGACTGTCCGGACCAATCGCCGCGATCTGGTTCGAGGAAGTTCGCCGCCATGTCGGTACAGACGCTGCCCATGTGTATGGCGGTCTGATGGCCACCCTCACTGCATGGGCCGAACTGCGCGGCATTCCTTATCAGGGCGTTCCGGTCGGCACGATCAAGCGCCATGCCACCGGG